GTCTCCCAGGCCCATCATCCGTCGTCATTCCCGACCCCCATCCCCTTTGGGTCCCGTGTCCCTCAATGTCCGATTCGGATTGAGGGAATGGATGCCCGGGTGTGGTCACGCTCTGTTCGCCTGCTCCGGTGGTCACTGATGGTCACCACTCGCGGGAGGTGCGCGTCCGCCGCATGTGACGCTTCGTGCCCTTGGCCTGGTTGCAGCACAGCCCGCACTCAGCGCAACGTGATAGCGCTCCGTGAGCGGGCTTGAGGTAGATCGGGTTCTCCGGGTCCAGGCCATCGGCGATGAGCTGCTCGCGTGGTGGGTCGTGGTCGACGTCGCCTGACCCGAGGTGACCGCACAGGTGGCAGAGCGTGCTGCCTGCCAGGACTTCGGCCCTGATCCTGCGCCATCGCCTGCCCTTGCGCCCCGAGGATGCGGCCATCAGTACGTCTGGATGGCGCCGCAGCGCAGCTCAGGCGCCTCGGGGGTGGCGGTGATGCGCAGCCAGGACATGTAGGTGGTGTGCGGGGCGGCGGCGGGCATGGCCGTGGGCCACAGGACCCGGGCCTTGACCACGCTGTCCTCGGTGACCCAGGCCGCGGTGACCCAGTCGTCCTCGGCCGGGGCGGCACCGGTGGTGACGGCGATCTCGACGGGCAGGGTGGTCGGGTCGGAGACGTCCCCGGACCAGGCGGTCAGCGGGATCTTGAGGTACTCGACCGTGGTGTGGACGATCTTCAGCACGCGTCCTCCTACACGGTGGGTGAGCCCGCAGACCACGAGCACGTGATGTCGCCTGCCGCCCAGCCGCGCTCCGGGCGATCGGCGGTCCACGCGGTGGCCGGCGGGCCCACGTTGAGGGTGATGTCCTGCTCGCCCGGTCCGGTGGTCGCGGCGAAGGCGCCGCGAAGCGCGGGCAGCGTGCCCGCGAGGGCGCCGGATATGGGGATGAGGCCGGTGATCTGTCCCGTGAGTGCCGGGAGTGCGCCCGCGATCTGGCCGGAGGCGGTGACCTGCCCGACCATCTGCCCGGTCAGGGCGGGCAGCGTTCCAGCGATCGTCCCGGTATTGGTGACCAGCCCGGCCGCCGAGCCGGTGAGGGCCGGGAGCGTGCCGTCCAGGGCCGCGGACACGGTGACCGTTCCGGTCGCGGATCCGGACAGGGCGGGCAGGATCCCGGCGATCTGGCCGGAGACTGTGACGTCGGCCGTGAGGCTGCCGGTCAGGGCGGGCAGTTGCCCGGCGAGCGTGCCCGTGACGGGCACGGTTCCGGTCAGTGAACCGGTCAGTGCCGGAAGGGTGGCCGCGAGGGTGCCGGTGACGCCGCTGCTCGGTGGTGCGACGGCGAGCAGGAACCCGACGGTGGACCGGGATGCCGAGAGCGTGTAGGAGCTCGCGCCAGTCGCGCCCGCGCTGGCCTTGGTCCCGGTCGCGGCGCCCACTGCGCTGTCGTTGCCGCCGGAGCTGGTGGATTCCAGCCGGTGGGTGAGGGCCGGGTCGGTCGTGCACGCCCAGCTGTTCTGGGTGACGCTGTTGTTGTCGTAGCTGCCGTATCCGCTGACGACAAGCGTGTCCGCGACGGTGGTCGTGACACCGGCGGTGCCAGTGGCCCCTGCTGCGTTGTAGCGGACCGTGTGCACGTTGAAGGGTGCCGAGGTGTCGGCACCCGAGACGGCGATCATGCCGCCTGAGCAGGAGTCGGTGAACCCTGACCATGTGTAGTCGGCGGGTTCGCTGCCGCCTGCGACCAGGTAGTAGAGCCCGGCCCACATGATGTCGCCGGTACTGCTGCCCGCGCTGTCCAGGAGCGTCCAGCCGGAGGGGACGGTGGACGGTGCGGCGTTGGCGCCCCGGTTGGTGACGAGGGCCAGGAGGACGTCGCCGGAGATGGTCCCGGCCGGTTTGTTCACCGTCACCGTGGTGGTGGTGTTGCCGAGGGTGGCGACTCCGGTGGCCCTGTAGGCGGGCGCTGCCATGGGTCAGCTCGCGGGCATCGTGATGGTGCCGCTGGTGACCTCTACGGCCACGCCGGTCGAGATCGTCGTGCTGTTGAGCGTGAGGTCGCCGCCACCGCCGGTCGCGGTCACGGTGCCGTCGACCACGCCCAGGCCCGTGCCGGCGGCCTCGGTCGAGTCGCAGATCCGGAAGTAGCCGGCGGTGCCGTCGGTGATGCCGGTGTCGGTCAGGGCGGGGGTGATGTCGAGGGTCGCCACACCGGCGGAGGCCGCGCCGAACGCCGGGTCGCTGCACGTGAACTCCGCCAGGAGGGTCCCGGTGGGGCTGGTGGCGGGCGTGGCGGGCTTGGCGCCGGTATAGACCCGGATCACCCCCGCCCCGGACCCTCCGTCGATGAGGTCCACGACCGCGTCGCAGGCCGCGCTGCGGGCGGCGACGCTGATACCGAGCGCCATGTGAACACCTCCAGGAACGCGAAAAGCCCGGTGCGAGATCGCTACCGGGCCGTCAGACGCGCGCCCGTTTCCAGGCATGCGTGTAGGGCTCAGATCATGCCCCCTGTGGATAACTGACGTCAAGCCAGGTCAGAGCGTCGTGACCTTGCCTACCCTCGGGTCACATTGGTTCGGGCATCGCCAGCTGCCGATGAGGAAGACCGGGAAGCGGTCTACTGCTCCCTGAATGTTGATTCGGTCGACGTCGATGGTCGTGCCGCAGACCGGGCATGGCGGCCGCTCGATCGCGTCGAACTCCTGCGCTGAGAACTGGCCAGTCGGCCCGTCCAGGCCGAAGGTCTCAGGGTTGATGGTCCATCGCTGGGTCATGCACTCATCTTGCCTCGGTCGTCGGCGGCGTGCAGCTGCTTGGCGAGCCAGTCCCATTCGTAGATGGGCCAGGCGGGCATGCCGCGCCACCAGGTGCCGATCTTGTCGCTGGGTGGTTCGCAGGTGTGGGATTCGCACACGATCGCGATCTGCTGGGGGCATTTGTTGCAGAGTGCCTTGTCGATGTGGCCGTGGCTGCAGGCGAGGGTGCCGAGGAGGTCGCGTACCCGCCAGGTGCGCTGGCCGCCGGCGGGCGCTGACTCGGTGCGTCCCTGACACCAGGGGCAGATCGCGGCGAGGGTCTGGCCGCTGAAGGTGAGGCACAGGGCGCGGGTGAGCTCGCCGAGCATGCGGCGGGCCTGGCTGGCCACCCAGGGACCGACGAGGTCGTCGGCCTCGGCGGCCGCCGGGAGGTAGTGGATGGTGATGTGCAGGTGCGGTGCCGGGTCCGCGAAAGGAGCGGGTCGTGGGAGCCGTGGTTGCCCGACGGCCTGGCCAACGGTGTCGGCCAGGTCCCACGCGTCGTAGGCCAGGGAGGCCAGCAGGTCGAGGACATCGGCGCGGGCGGCGTCGGGGTGCTCGCCGGGCATGAGCCCGTCGCGCTCCTGGCGCTCGATGCGGGCGTCGTAGTCCAGGACGGCGCGCTGTTCCGGGGTGAGCAAGGACGGCGGCCGCGGGGCGAACACCGAGGGATCCTTCTGCTCGTTCAGACCCGGCCAGTACTCGGCCACGAGTCCGAGGTCCGTGACAGCGCGTGCGACCAGGGTCAACGGGCCCACCCGAGGTGCTCGGTGATCACGGGAAGGGCGTACAGAGCGAGGATCACCAGGGTGATGACGATGTGCGGCAGTCGTTGCTTCATGAGCGGCTCACTGATGGCAGGGGCAGGGACAGAACGGGTCGTGGCAGGTGGGGCAGTCGCATTCTTCGAGGTAGGTGGGGCGGGGCCCGTAGTTGTCGAGGTCGTAGAGCTGCTGGACGGCGGCGATGTGGAGTTCGGACTGGTGGCGGAGATCGGACCGGGCTCTGACCAGTTCGGCCCTGGCCGCGTCTCGCTCCTGCAGCACCCGGTCGGGCCAGGCGCCGAGCGGGACCCCGACCGCCAGCCCTCCGGTGAAGGCGGCGGCCAGGGCCAGGGCGACCTCGAGCCCGGTCATCGCAGGAGCAACCCCCCAAGGAGCGTCACGGCTTGGGGGACCGCGATGATCAGCGCGAACACGATGCCGAGGACCCGGCGGATCACCGGCGAATGGATCACCGGATTCCCGCGGCGTGCGCGGCGGCCAGCCACTGCGGGAATTCGCCCATCAGCTGGTCGTACAGGACGCTGTCGGAGAGCATGGACGGGTCGGCCCCGGCGGCGAAGAACCCGGCGTTGTCGACCGTGCGGCCGCGCAGGGTGTCGAGCTTGGACAGGAACCGGAAGCTGCGGCCGAACCCGACGAACTGCCAGAAGATCGGCAGGTTCGACGCGTTCTTGAGGATCCGCTCGGTCTCGCGGTCGTCGCCGGGCTCACCGTCGGTCTGGAAGATCACGAACGCGGGGGCGGTGGCACCTGAGGCCTGGTAGTGGTCGATGACCGCGCGCATGGCCGGGGCGTAGGCGGTGCCGCCCATGGAACCGAGGCGGGCGTTCTCCCGGGCGATCAGCCCCTGATAGGCGGTGAGGGCGACGTCGACGGGCGGGTACACGCCGTGGTCAAAGAACACCACCGGGACGATGCCGTCGTCGTCGAGCTGCGCGGACAGGCCCAGGGCCTGCTCGGCCAGGTGCTGCACCGACCCGTCACGGTAGTAGCCGCCCATCGACCCCGACCGGTCCAGGACCAGGTACACCGCAGCGCGCTGGCCGGACAGGCCTCGCTTGGCGAGGGAGACGCCGGCGTGCTTGTACAGGTCGACCAGGCCGGGCGCGGTGGCCTCCATCTTGGTCAGGCTGATCGCCGGGGCGGGCGAGGAAGGGTTCTTGCTGTAATCGATGGTCATGCTCGGGGCTCCTTCGTGGTGGTGGTGGGTTGGTCGATCTCGATGACGATCCATTGGCGGACGGTCACCGGGTCCTGGCCGCCCATGACGGCGAGCTCCTTCACCCGGGCGAGGGTGGCGCGCAGCTGGTTGAGCTCCTTGTCCAGCTGCTCGTACTCGCCCCTGTACGCCTGGAGATCTGCGTCGGATTGGCTGATGAGCGCGGCCAGCCCCTTGATCTGCGCGTCCCGCCGGTCGAGTTCGGGCCGGACCGCGTCCATGGCATTCCGTGCGGCACGGTCCGGTTCGAATGCGTCCGGGCCGAGGAACTGGTAGACGTCGTCGATGAGGCCGGACATCCGATCGCACAGGTCTTCGTCGCGAGTGGTCTCGTCGTTCATCGGCTGGACTCGCTTCGGTCGAGCTTGCGGACGTCGGTGATGAACCGGTCGAGGGCCGCCAGGAGCGCGTCCTGGTCGCGAAGGTTGAGACCCCCGCCGCTCTGGTAGGCGGTCGGTTCGATGATCGGCGCGATGGTCTCGAACCGGGCGACGATGCGGCGCATCTCCGGGATGTCGACCTTCTCGGCGAGCTGGAGCATTGCCCTGGTCAGGGTCGTCAGCACGGTGAGGGCGGCCGGGTAGGTGTCCTCGGTCATCTCGGTCATCGGCGGTTCCTCGCGGACGGCCTTGACCGCAATGCCGGCAAGGCCCGCGCAGGCGGGTCGTCGGGTCTCGGGCAGACCGGTGCGACTGTTGCTGGGGTGGTAGACGATCGCGTCGGTGACGTACTCGCGGATCGAGGTACTCCTCGTGCCGGGCGTGGCCTCGTCGCTCATCGGCTGGACTCGCTTCGGTCGAGCTTGCGGACGTCGGTGATGAACCGCTCGAAGGCCTCCAGGAGCGCGGCCTGGTCGTGGAGGTTGATGCCGCCGCCGCGCTGGTAGGCGGTCGGTTCGATGATCGGCGCGATGGTCTCGAAGCGGGCGACGATTCGGCGCATCTCCGGGATGTCGACATTCTCGGCGAGCTGGAGCATCGCACGGGTCAGAGTCGTCAGCGCGGTGAGGGCGGCCGGGTAGGTGTCCTCGGTCATCTCGGTCATCGGCGGTTCCTGCGTCGGGTCTTGCGGCGGTAGTCGGCGGCCCAGGGAGCGGGCGGTGGGTTGCCGAGCGGGTTGCAGATCCGGCACTTAGCGGGCCGACCATGGCCGAGCCGGTGGAATATCTCCCGGAAGGGTGCGAGGGCGACACGCATGCGCTCGGAGAGGACTCCCATGGCTGCGGCGAAGGCGCTGGTGTCCACGTTGAGCTTCAGGGTGATCCGGCGCGGCGGCACGATGGCACCTTCGAGGACCTCGGCGTCGGGCATGCCCAGTTCGGCGCTCATCGGCGGTTCCTGTGTCGGGTCTTGCGGTGGTACCCGTGCGCCCATGGACACGGGCTCGGTGTGCTGCGCAGCCGGTGGATCTCAGCCCGCAGCTCCATGACGATCTGGTCGTGTCCGGCGAGGGCGGCTGCTTCGGTGGGCCATCGCCACTGGTAGCAGTCCATGACCGGGCCGAAGATCATCGTTTCGAAGAGCTGGGGCGGGCCAACTCCGAAGAAGTTCCTGTTCGTGCCGAGCCATACGGTGGACACCCAGCAGCCGGCCTCCGTGTGCTGGGCGATGCGGACGTACTCGGTGTCCGACAGGAGCTCGTTCGCGCGCTCCATGGTGAGCGGCTGGCCCGCCTTGTCGAAGAAGAGGCTCATGTCCCGCCGTCCGCGCTGCTCTCGATTCCGGATTCGCGAATCGCGTCGTGGATGGGCAGGACGGCGGTGATGATCGCGGCGTTGTAGCCCTCCCACGTCCACTCCTCGGCGGTGGCCTCGTAGGTCTTGCCTGCCTCGCGGGCGGCGATGAGCAGCGGGTCCGACAGCGGTACCGGGATCGGTTCCCGCGGGGCCTGGGTCGTCGGTAGCCGCTGGCGGGGGCCGGGCATCTGGACGTCGATCAGTGCGTCCTCGGCTAGGGTCTCGCCTGGCAGCATGCCGAGCCGGACGGCTGCTCGCTCGGCCTGCTCGCGGTCGATCGTGTCGAGCTGGGGCATCAGGGATCCGGGCTGTGGGTCCGCCGGTTCGGGGGCGTTGCTGCGGGCTCCGAACATGAGTGCGAGCCGGGACACGGGGCGCAGGATCGTCATCGGGTGGCCTTCCGGTCGGTGAGGCGGCGGCGGCCGTGGGCGGCCAGGCGGAGGTAGATCGAACGGGCGTTCACGGGGCGGCTCCTGAGTGGGTGGTCATGCGGGGATCCGGGCGGCGAGCGCGGCGGCGTAGATGATGCGTTCCTCGTGGCGGGCGTCGGGGAGTTCGGCGGTGGCGCGGGCGAGGAGGAAGGTGCCGTGATCGGGCAGGTTCAGGAGCGTTCCCTGAGCAGCCAAATATTGATCTTGGTCGATTCCTGGGAGGGGCGGATCGTCGCCGGACCCCCCTTCCAGCTCAGCCAGTGGATACCTCAAGTTGTCGTCGTCTTTAGAGGGAGCCTTTGACTGAGAGGGAATAGAGGGAACAGAGGGACTTAGGGGGGGAACTGATTCCCCCCAAGCGGGAACTGGTTCCCCCCTCTGGGGAACTGGTTCCCCCCTCTGGGGGCAGAGGGGGGAATACATTCCCCCCTCTGCGACCGGGAGAGGGCTGTGGATAACTGGGTTGTCCACAGGGGCGAGGGGCCAAGAGGGGGGAACCGGTTCCCCCCTTTGGGCTTCAGAGGAGGGAACGTATTCCCCCCTCTCGGGGATGCGAACGGACGCGGGGAAGACGGGAAGACGGAACCCCATGGAGCGGCCGTCACAGGCGTAGATGGGGCGGCCCGCGGCATCGGTGCCGGTCTGTACCCGGACCTCGAGACCGCGCTTGGCGAGCCGCTGGAATGCCTTCTTGAGTGCATCCGTCTCGATCTTCAGACCGCTGCCCCGGGCGATCCGCTCGATCAGGGGCTTGTCGTCGGTGCGGTGCCGGAGCATGGTCCTGCCGTGGTCCTCCGCGCGCTCGGCGATCGTGTACAGAATGGCGATCTCGCCCGGTGTCAGACCGGCGGCGACCGGGCTCTGCAGCCACTCGGCGAGCTCGCCGATGAGCTTGGCGCTCATCTGCCTCCCCCTACATCAAGATGATCTACGCCACCTGTGCGTCGTCGCGCAGGAGGCCTGGCAGTTCTGTGTCAGAAGCCCAGGTCGGGCGAGAAGCGATCTATGGAGGCCGCCGGCGGGCGCGGGCGGCCTCCAGGTCGACGACCCCGTCGCGGCGTGGCCTGGTGACGGCGATGGGCAACGTCAGCTGCCGGGCCCGCATGGGGCAGGTGGCGAAGTGCGGCATGTACACGTCCTCCCAGGGCTTCTGGGGGATCCCGTCGGCGCGCATGCTCCGGGCATGCCACACCTGGCGGTCGTCCTGGTAGGCCAGGACGTTCCCGTCACGGTTCGGTTCGGAGTCCAGTGGCTGCCGCCGCCCTCGGGCCGTCAGGGCCAGGATCAGAGGACGACGGCACAGGCGGCACGTCGATGGGGCCACCCCGATCCACCTCCCTGCGATGCGATGACGCCCCCTACGCGGGGTCGCGTAGGGGGCCTGGCGTTCCAAAGCGCTGAGTTGTGTTCAGCAGCGTTCTGTTCAGTGGCCCAGGTCGGACAGGAGCATCCGGCCTGCCTTGCGCTGGTCGGCGGTGCCGGTGGTGGCCCAGGCCTGGGCGGTCGCGGTGACCTTGGCCAGGCGGGCCTCGGCCTGCCGGGTCCGCTCATCGATCCCTTGTTCGACCAGGACGGCGTAGACCTCCACGGTCGCGGCCTTCAGCGCAGCGGAGATCGCGCGTTGCAGCACCCCCTGCTCGCCGGTGTCGAGGCCTTCCCGGAAAGCGGCCTTCGCGGCGGCCATCACAGCCGGGGACACTTCCGGGCTGGCCGGTTCGACGGCGGCCGGGAGCGGTCCAGGATCGTATGGCTGAGCGGTCATCGCACTCTCCTGTGAGGTCGCGGGTACGGGGTCGGGGGTCCCCCGCCCGGGGGTCGGAGCCCGGGCGGGGGACAGCTGCGCCGGAGGACCCCCCAACCAGGCGCAGCGTCATGGGTCGGCCGTCCCGTCCCCTGATGCGGGGCGGCCGACGTGTGAGGGTCCAGCCCGGGCGGTGCGGGGGCGCCACCCGCCCGGGCTGGAGGCGGCCACGGGGGCTGGCCGCCGCCGGAGCACACCGCGTCGGGGGGCGCGGTCACTCCGGGGATTCGGGGGATGGTCACCGGCGGCCTCGCTTGCGCCGCTCACGGTCCATCCACGCGGCCGCCGCCCGTACCTCGCCATCGCATATGAGGGCGAAGGAGATCAGGGTGAAGGCGGAGGCCGCGAGGTAGATCATCCCGCGTACTCCTGCGGGATCTTGATCTCGCAGAACTGCGCGGCTTCGATGATCAGGTCGAGCAGGCCCGGCATGAGGAGCGGACCGGCCTTGAGGATCGGCCGCAGCGTCGGGACGTTCCAGACCTTGATCGCCTCGGTGTCGCGGGCGGGGCTGATCAAGACGATCGGGCGGTCGCGCTTCCACTCGTCGGTCGAGGTGCCCGGCCTCCAGCTGTCGCGCACGGCAACCCAGACCATCGCGTACGCGTCCGGGTATCCCGTCAGGTCGACGTATCCTCCCGTCCTGCGGTGGTTCCGGGTCCACAGGCCGGGGCCGTTGACGTCCGCGTCATGGCCGTGGGCGCACCAGGGAGGGCACTCCAGATAGACCGGCGGCGTGACCATCGCGGCCGGGGTGCCGGGGAGCGTTCTCATGGGCGCCACGCGGCCATCTGGTGGAGACCCTGCCGGATGGCGTTCACGCATTCGGCGGGGTCGTCCGGCAGGTCGTGGCGCTTGAGGTTGGTGTTGTACCGGTAGCCGGGCATCCCGTGCTGGCTGAGCTCGGCCCGCCAGTCGTCGAAGCGACGGCCGAACGAATCACCAGGCAGGGCGGTCAGAGTGACGGCGTCCCCGGCGAGGTCGGTCATGTCCTGGTTCAGGTAGTCGACACCGGCGTAGGTGCCCTGGACGGAGATGAGCCGACGCGTCTGCAGGGCGCGGAGGGGTTCTGCGAGGTCGGCCAGGGCCACGAACTGGGCGCGGTAGGCGTCCTCGGTCATGCCGTCGGGCAGGTCGCAGGGGCGCACGTACATCGTGGCGGGGTTCAGCCTGGTAGTGCGGGTCGGGCCCAGCACAGGGGTGCCGTCGAGGGTCTCCACGGCCAGCCCCCACCAGGAGTGGTAATGGAACAGCAGGACGTTCGGGTCGGCCAGCACCTCGCGCGCCCATTCGGCGGCCGCCTGCCGGGCCGGGGCGCGGTAGGCCTCCCACCAGGCCTTGGCCGCGCCTTCCTGGCAGTCCTCGCAGTACCGCTTCTTGTCGCGGGCCTGGGCGAACGGCGGGGCGAACTGGTCCCTGGTCTTGATCCCGCAGGCCGCGCAGGTCCGTGCGGCGTCCCGGTTCGCCTGCCGGGCCGGCGACAACGCGGGCATCGCCGCGGCGTCGACGATCGCATACAGCGGGGCGTAGTACTTGCCCGACATCACCATGTAGGACGCCAGCGGCTCCTGCCCGTCGGCAGGCCGCAGCCGAGCCCGCTTCAGCATCGTCACCGAGGCCAGCTGCACTGCGGGCAGGTCGTCGTGCCGGTACAACGGGCGGCCCGCCGGGCAGTGCGTCAACCGGCGGGACTTCGGATCCGCAGGGCTCTCCCGGGCGATCAGCCAGCCGCCGTCGACGTCCAGGACCACGCCGCTGTGGGTGTGCACCCGCAACTCGGTGCGGCCGTCCGCGGGCGGCAACGCCACCCCGGGCCGCCGGTCTGCGGGGTCGAGGCGGGAGGTGATGGCGACACGCATCCCGATGAGGTTGCTCTCAGGCATCGGCCGCTCCGTCCGGCATCGTGGCGAACTGGCCGCTGGCCGCGGGGCCGGACGGGTAGACACCGGGGACCAGGGCGTCGCGGATGATCTGCGCGGTGTCGGTGCCGTTGGTGGGTTCGGGTCCGGGCTGGTTGGGGGTCGGCTCGTAGGCGGGGATGTTCGCGGTCTCGGTGACGGCCTGGCGTCGGACGTGCGCGCCGTCGGGGTCGAGCCCGTCGGCGGTGTCGGTGGCCAGGCGCGCCTGGTGCAGGGCCCGGTCGCACAGGACCCGCATGGTCCCGGCGTACAGGCGGCATTGGGCCGCGGAGGCGTTCCGGCCCGGGGACAGGGTCAGCGCCCCGATCGTGAGGTTCAGCGCGTCCTCGGGGGCGGTGACATCAGCGGGCCGCAGCAGGGCCGTGGCGCCGGGAACGGACTGGGCGAGCAGGCTCTGCACAGCGGCCAAGTCCAGGGTGAACGCGTCGATCCGCGTGCCGAGGTCCTCCCAGGTCTGGCGGGCGGCCGTCCGGGCGGTCTGCATGGCGTTCAGCTGTTCCTGCAGGGCCTCTTCACGGCCCGCCAGGATGGCTCTGGTCTCGGGTGAGATGGTCATGCGGCTCATGCCTCCGGGGTGGTCGCGGCGGGGGTCTCGGTCACGTCGGCGGCGACCAGCGACCACACGCGGACCGCGACACCTCTGATGTCGGCCTGGCAGAAGATCAGAACGAAGTTCGTGCAGTGGGGCTGCTCCTGGACGCCGTCGGCGCCGAGGTGCTCCGCCCACTGGCCGACCTGGGCAAGGGCCTGCGCGCGGTCGCCTGAGGTGATCAGGCCACGGATGAGGCGGGAGTTCAGGGTCCAGGACCGGATCAGCGGGAGCCGGTCGGTGGCCTCGGACGTCAGCCACGGCATCACCGCGGACTGTGCCCGGCTCAGCCGCCTGCGGTCCAGGTCGGTGACCTCGGCCAGCGTCGATGTCGGCTCCACAGGAGCGTCCTCCATTACAGTGGTCATACATCTACTCCCTGGTGGGTGATCGGGTTGTCCGGGTCCTCGGCGGTTGCCTCCGCCGAGGACCTGTCGTTTTGCAGGGTCCGGATCAGGAGCCGTACAGCCGGGTGGTGCCGGGCCTGGACCTCCGCGTCGGTCAACGCGGGCTCGCCCTCGCCGGCAAGGAAGAACGCGAGCAGCCCGCCCTGGAAATGAGCGGTCGCCAGGGCTATGAACCCCTCGGTCTCGCGGGCGTCCAGCGTCTCGCCAGCGTTGTTCAGGGCCTGCTCGCCCAACGCGAAGTGCTCGCCGGCGTCCATCACCGCGCCAAACGGCGTTCGTCGTCGAACATCTCCTGATGGGTCGGGCCCTCACCGTCCGGGTCCGCGCCGGCAGGAATGCCCACCAGCGGCGGCAAGGCCGAAACGCGACGGGCCCGGGCGGCCTCGGCCGTGTAGGACGTGGCGCACGTACACACGCCCACGCAGCACCCTGCGCACTCGGAGATATCGCGGGCGGGCAGCGTGACGCGAGGGCCGGGGCAGCGCTCGCAGGTACGGAAGCCCGCGCGCCACTCACTACCCGCCACGCGGTGCTCGCACTCGCCGACGACGAACCCGGGCTGGCCGGGGATGGCGCTGCCTGGCGCGGGATAGACGGGAAGGGCATCATGCGCCGCGGCCGGTGCCTCACGAGCAGCCACCACCGCGGACACCACGGCGGCCAGCCCGGCCATCTCGTCGGGCTCTGCGGCCAGGACCCTGATGCACTCACGCAGCCGCCCCGCGTAGAACACGGGGTCGTTCTCCGCCAGGGCGAGATCCATCACGGCCATACGGTCGAGGATCTTGACCGCGAGATTGGGACGATCATCGGCCAGCTTGCGGGCCTCCACCACCGCGGCGAGAGCGTCGCGGAAATCGGGATCGGACATGGGGTCTCCAGGGGTTTGGGGGTCAGGCTGTACGGGTCCGGGCAGCGATGAACGCGTTGACCGCTGAGCGCGGAACCCGGCTACGGGGGCGGAAGGAACCAGGCCTGGCCACATCGGTGACTGGCAAAGCCCCGTCAGCGATCAGCCGGTAGATGGTCTTCGGGCTGAGCCGGAGCGCTACTGCGGTCTCCGGGATCGTGAGCAGATCGGACCCGGGACGAGGCGTCATGATGTGGCCTGGTCTTTGGCGGTGTCCGGGTAGCAGAAGATCTCTTCGACTCTGACGCCCAGCGCGGCTGCGAGTCTGAACCTGGCTTCGTCGCCGACACCGCTGGCGCCGTTCTCGATCCTTGAAAGGTGGCCTTGATCGATGTCCGCAAGACGCGCCAGCTTCGCGAGGGACAGGTCTCGCTGCTGTCGCAGGCCCCTGATCCCGTCGCCCCACCGGACTTGGAGTTCGCTCAATACGAGGGACATGACATGAGTGTCGCTCATCAAGCAATGAGTGTCAATCATTCATTGTCTATTTCGGTCTGCTGGTTATTGCTTGTAGCGCTATGGCCGGTGTGCAATGCTCACGACATGACCCGTGATGATCGACGCGCGCGTCTCGGCCAGGCCGGGCGCTGGCTTCGGGAGCAGCGGGAGCGGCATGGCTTTACGCGAGCGGTCGATTTCGCCCGCGCCCTGGGAGTGGACGCATCCCTCGTGTCGAACTACGAGCGCGGCGTCAACGCCGTTGACGATGAGCGCGCTCGCAAGATTGCTGATGTCCTGGGCCTTGACGAGGTGGCCGTTCGGCGCGGCCTCAACTTGTGGACCCCGAGTGTGCCAGCGGCACGTGAGATGGTCTCTGCAGCTCTTCAGGAGCTCGGCGAGTCGGAGGCATGGGCGGCCCAGGCGTCGGGCCTCGATGCTGACCGCTGGCACCGGATTGCCGAGGGCGAAGATCGGGGGACCCCGATCGAGCTAGCCCGGATGGCACGTGCTGTCGGCGTGCAGTCGTTTCGCCTTCGTGCCGCTGGCCACACGGAGGTGGCGAATGCAGTCCAAGACCTTGAACTCGACGAGAAGTACGGGGACAAGAGCAACCAGGAGCTGCTCGACGAATCGGAGCAGATCGCCCAAGAAGTGCAAGCGGCTCTTCGGAACCTTGGCCGGGATCTCGATGCCCGGCAGAAGCGAGTGCTGCAGCGCTGGGCGCAGAACCTGATCGAGACGCTGGCGGAATTCGACCGAAGGAACGAAGCCTCGTGAGATGCGAGTCTCACGGTATTTCAGATAGTGAAATAGCTGGGGTACCTTGCCCCGATATGTCCAGATTTGGGCGTCTAGGTAAGGTCCCTGTTACCCCGGAGTCAGCCCGAACCCAGTTCGGGAACGGGACGATGGCGGAAATACTCACCAAAGGGACATAACAAACGCTGATCGACCCCGCCACGCAACAAGATGACTCGTCAGCAACACGGTGCCCCGCATAACGAAAGGCCCGGCGTTGCAGCCAGTAAAGCTTTCACCTATTCAGCTCGGCCTCATCCTCACTGGCGTCGCGGTGACCAGCTCGGGGAGCGCGGTCATCGCGCAGGGAGCCTCGCTCGTCAGTGTCATCACCGCCACGCTCGTCACCGGGGCGGCCATTACGACCGCGCTTCTTATCGCCGAGGTCTTTGTCCGGAGGTCTTCAGCGCGTGCCCGGAGGTTCCACATGCGGCTGGACGGCATCGAGCGGACCGTCGCAGACGTCCGGGCCGACACTCACCGAGGTCTCCAGATCCACAGGGAGACTCTCGACGTACTCCATGGGCTCGCGGCGGGCCACGATGACGGGGCTCCCGCCGGTCCTCACCCGATCCAGCTCCACCCGAGTCGCTGACCCTCCCACCTGAACAGGATCAGAGCCGTGCCCTCTTTCCGTAAGCTCCCCTCCGGCCTCTGGCAGGGCATCGTCTACCTGCCCAACCGCAAGCGCACCACCAAGACCGACAAGCTGAAGAAGGTAGTCCAGAAATGGGCGTACGACCTCGAGGCCGACATCGAGAAGGGGCAGTGGCGTGACCCGCGTGCCGGCCGCATATCGCTGGGTGAATGGGCCGTGCGGTGGCGGGCGGCCCGGGTCGTCGAGCCTGAGACGGTGAGGGGCGACAACGGTCAGTTCAAGCACCACATCCTGCCGCGCTGGGAAGCTGTGCCAGTCATGAGCATCCGACGCCTGGACGTCCAGGGCTGGATCCGGAAGATGGAGAAGGACGGGGTCGGTCTGTCCGCGATCCGGCGCTCGTACAACCTGCTGTCGAAGATGCTCGGCGACGCGGTCCTTGAGGGCCTGATCAACGAGACCCCGTGCGTGAAGATCGATCTTCCGGCGATGCCGCCGAAGATCCCGACATGGTTCACGCGCGGGGAGGTCGATCGGATCGAGGCCGAGCTTCCGGCAGGGCACGCCGCGATGGTCGAGCTCATGGTTTACACCGGGCTGCGGTGGGGCGAGGCCGCCGGCTGCGCGGGGAATGAGCGCAATGACGGCACGGGCAATCCCGTGGACTGGTTCCGGAAGCGCATCAGAGTCCGGGGCGCGATCGATCAGAAAGGCAAGTGGAAGGAATACCCGAAGACGTCGAAGAGCCGCCGGGAGGTACCGGCCCCCCAACATGTGCTCGATGGTCTTTCTCCGCTGTTGGCGGGCCGTGCTCCGGACGCATGGCTATTCGTCGCGAGTCGGTGCAGCCCCGGCACAAAGAGGGACCCCGTCTTTCCTGTGGTGTCGGGGGCGAATTGGCGAGTCGTCTGGTACAAGGCAATCGACGCGGCCAACGTGAAGACCGAAGCAGCGAATAGGAAGCGGCCGCCAAAGGAGAGGGAGAATCCGGTGCCGCGCTATGACCCGCATGATTGCCGCCACACCGCGGCGAGCTGGCTGGTGCAGGAGGGCGTCCCGCTGTACAACGTTCAGGCGCTGCTCGGGCACGAGTCGTCGCAGACCACCCAGCGGTACGCGCACCTGCAGCCCGACGCGCACGGGATGGTGGAAAGAGCGTGGGAGGAGATCATCACGCACCACGCACGCACAGCCCGGGAACGATCACTTGGAACGGACAGCTGACCTGCGCATGTGTTCGATCCGACGTGATACCGCAAACGCATCATGTCGAGACTTTGGCGATCCTGGTCAGAGGCTAGATCTTGGCCGTGACCAGCATGTATGCACGTGCAAATATGTCAGCATGGGTCAGCATGGGTCAGCATGGGACATGATCATCACGCACCACGCACGCATATGCTGACCCGGCGCTGGCCACGCTGGCGTAGCCCGGCCTATCCTGATCACGGGTCACCCGACTCACGCGAAGAGCCCCCGGCCAAGTAACTTGGTCGGGGGCTCTGCTGGTCGGTGGGGGAGTGGCCAGTCAAGGCATCGCCGAGAAGCCCCCCCCCCCCGCTTTATCAGAACTGGGGAGCGTCGTTCTGGCTCTTGATCCGTTCTGAAAGGCTGCGCCACTGCGTCCGAGTGAGCTCGAACACATGGCTGACATTTCGGCCCTGGGCGTCCCGCATCTTGCTGTCGCGGACGCCGATCATGCCTTCGGCTTGGGAGAGCTCGACACAATCGTTGCCGCTGCCGGTACTGCGGCTGGCTTTGCGCCACTCAAGGCGCGCGGAACTGAACGGGGAAGCGGTATGCAAAGGAACTCCTTGTGGGGCAGGGACTCACGCGTTGAGCAGACCCCCGATGAACGCTTTCGATTCTTCGTCTGAAAGCGCGGACCTGGAGATCTGTTCAAAGTTAACGCTACATCGTGTTACCTGGGCGATGTCCTCAAGGTAGATGCCAGTCCCGACCGCTCCTTCCAGATAGCCCACATCTAGGAGCACTGTTCCTCCGAAACCCAGCAAAACCACCGGGCCGTCGAGCCCCGGGTGCTGCCAATGCGTCAGCGGCATCACCTGGATCCGGATGTTCGGCAGCTCTGCGCTCGCGAGCAGAGCCTCAAGTTGTTTGCGCCAGGCCTCGGTTCCACCGATCGGCCGGCGGAGAGCCGCCTCGTCTATGACGGCGTGGAGGGTCGGTCCGTCAGGCTGTTTGAGGATCGCGCGACGGGCGGCCCTGGCGGCCAGGCGGCGAGCGTGCGATTCCCCCGAGGCATCCGGCAACCCGAGCCGTATCAGCGGAAGCGCGTACTCGTCGATCTGCAGCAGGCCTGGGATGACACCCATCTGCCAGGTTCTGATCTCAATCGCGTCGGACTCCAGCTCGGGGTAAGACTCGTCCAGCACGTCCTCGTAGCCGGTCCACCAGCCGCGCACTCCGATGTTCTTGGTGAGCTTGACGAGGGCCAGGCCCAGTGCCTCATCGCAGCCATAGAGGTTGAGCATCTGCTCGACGTCGGCAACGGTCGGGCGGCGGCTCGCGGTCTCGTACTTGTTGAGCTTGGGACGTGACCAGCCCAGCGCATCAGCGGCTTCCTGAGCGGTCAGCCTGCTCTTCTGGCGGAGTTTGCGCAGCTCAAGGGCGATGCGGCGGTGTCGGACGGTAGCTGGATTCTCGGGACGGACCATGGCGCCACAGTGTGCCGTGAGCGTGCTGTGAGGGCAAGGCCACATTCGGCCACACAATTGTCACCCCTGTTCACTATTCCCGTGAACTAGTTCACAGGCATAGTGAGTCGCGTCACCGCGCACCGTGAGCCCCGATTGCTATACCAGGCGCTCTGATCCGAGGATGTGACCTAGTGGTACGAACCGACCTGAACAAGCTCCAAGCTGAATACCCCCAGTGGCACATCCGCTGCACGCTGAGTGGAACCCGCATCGCCACTCGCCTGGACAAGCTCGACCTGACTGACATCGAGCAGCGGAAGGGCCTAGTCATGACGCTGATGGTGGATGACTGGAGCGTGATGTCCGCAGAGTTGGCCAAGCAGGCACAGCTCGAATCCTCGCTGCAGGCGAGGTCATGATCGTGGGGGTGCCGGGAGTCTCTTGGCGGGGTCGACCGGCACCCTCACACTACCGCCCGTCCGAGCGTGAGCCCGGTCGGTTCGGGGAAACCGTATGGCCCGTTGAGCGTTCCGCGCCTGCGCTCCGGGCCGTACGTCCCCGCCCCCTTGTTCGTGCGGCGGCTGTTCGACACCGCCATCCCCTTGTCCCGGGCGTCACGTCCTGGCCGCCGCATCTACCCCCATTCATGCAGGAGCACCCTTATGGGACGCGTTAGCCCCGAGCACGTCCAGTGGCGCAACGACTGGCGGCCACCGATCGCGGTACGGCCCGCACCTGGCACGCCGCTCACACCCGGTCTGGCTCTCATGCTGGTCCTTGATTCCATTCCCACGGTGGCCAGCGGGCGAGAGGCGCCGGTCACCGCGCCTCTCACACCTGAAGAGACCGAGAAGGTGTCGGCCTATATTCAGTCGCGACCCGGCCCGGCCGGTCATGCCGAACGGATGGCACATTTCGCCCAGGCGGGGCGTGAGCGGCGTTGACCGATCTCGGCTGGATCGGCGTCGTCGTCGGCCTGGTCCTCATCGTGACCGCCCTGATCGGGTTGGTCGCTCACAAGGTGCGGCCGAAAGGCCGACACCGCTAATAGACCCCCGGCCCCGGGTTCGTTGTCGCGTTACCGGGGCCGGGTCAACGCGACAGAACGCGACCCCCCTTTGGAGAACTCATGCACGCATCAGAAGACCAGGCGCCCCTGACCGGGGGCAGATTCTGGGCCACCACCGGGTTCCTCCTCGGCACCGCCGTGAGCGTGGCAGGTAACATCGCCCACACCTGGCACCCCACCCCGGGCATGCTTGCCGCGTCCGGGCTCACCGCCGACCAGTGGCAGCCCGAAGCCGGGTCCCAGGCCGCCGCCGCGTTCTTCCCCCTGGCCCTCCTCGTGACCGTGGAGATCCTCTCCCGGGTGGCCTGGCCGAACACCTGGCGAGGCCGGGCTTCACGCTACGGCGGGGCCGCCCTCGTCGCCGGCGTAGCCGCGATCGTTTCCTACCTCCACCTGCGCGGCCTGCTCCTGGCCTACGGCGAGGACGACATCACCGCCCTGCTCGGCCCGCTGGGCGTCGACGGGCTCATGGTCGTGTCCGGCCACGCCCTCATCCAGACCGGCCGCAGGAAAGCGGCCGCCGCCCAGACCGACGACCCCGCGCCCAAGCTCCCGCCCGTGGTCCCCGAGTACGAGCTGGCGGTCCTGCGCGGTCAGGCCCCGCTCGAGCTCGGCCACGCCGAAGCCGTTCAGGACTACCGGTCGCCGCGCCGCCGCCGTCCGGCCCTGGCGGTCACGGACCCTCCCGCCCGCCGACGCCGCGGCCGCCGTCCCCAGACCACCGCGGCCGCAGCCGCCGTCGCACCCGTGGCACCCACGCCCGCAGCTCCCGTCGCACCGCCCGATCCCGAACTGCCCCGGCTTCTCGCGACCGCCCATGACCGGTTCGCCGAGGTCCTCGCGACCGGTGAGACACCCTCGGTCAACAAGATCCGCGCCAAGCTCCGTGTCGGCCACCCCCGCGCCCGCGCCATCCATGACGCGCTCGCCCCGGTCTGATCGAATAGTTTCGGCAGGGAGGTGCAGTCATGGCCCAGTCCGTCCCCGAGGTCCTCGCCGAGATCGCCGCGACCGCCCGTGATGAGTACCGGCCGGGCGACCACATGCGCGTCCGCTCCTCCGGGGTGGTCCACGAAGTCACGATGACGCGGTGGCTGGTCGGCGAGCTCCTGCCCGGCCCGGCCTGCCAGGTCGGCGTGTCCGGGTGGGACCCCCACGCGACCAGCCCCCATGAGGGGCCGGTGACCTGCGGGCGGTGCCTGCGCCTGACCACCCCCACCCCCGTGCCCGACGGCGTCGACCAGCTCGAGCTGTTCAACGACCAGTAATCCTGACCCCGGGCACGCGAAAAGCGCCCCACACCCTGATGGGTGTGGGGCGCTTCTGCCTGGTAGCCGCATCTCATGGCTAGCCGCCAGGTCTTATCCGGTGAGCGGAGTGACAGGGCCTGCTCTTCAGGCTTGCAGGAGCCTGCCGATCGCCGATGGCCATGAGCCGGACCGAACACCCATCCCTGAACGTCACCCCTGAGTGGGAGTCTGCGGAGAAGCCTACGGCTCCGGGGTGACAGTTCAGGGCGTCTTGTTGGGGACCCAGGCGGTGATGCCCAGGGCGGCCAGGACAGCCAGGCCGATGGCCAGCCATTCGCCGGTCGTGACGTTGTCGTCGGCCAGGGCGGTGGACAGGGTGCCGGCCCCGGCGACGACAGCCGCGGTGATGGCCTTGGCATATTCGAGCATGGTCACTCCTCAGATGAGGTCGGGAAATGAGAAGACCGGCGCTGGTCGCGCAGGTCAGGAGCCGACGCGTTCAGGCCAGTGCCAGGTACCGCCCGACTGCTGACCTTCGGAGTGGCGGCAGTTCTGGTTGAAGAACAGGCCGGTCGGGTTGAGTACGCAGAGGTCCACCTCTTCCGGCCCGTTGAGGTCGGCGAGGGTGCCAGCGCCCTTGCTCGGGTGGACTGCGGTGATGACAGCCGCCCGGCACTCCTGGCCGTACTCGCCGCCGGGGGTGCCGTAGCTGACGTAGTGAACGATGCGGCCTACGGAGGGCTTCGCGCTCACGCCGGGGCCTCGGCGTCTACCGGGGTGAAGTCGACGAAGTACTCCTTGCCCGGCTCGAAGACGACGTTGGGGTTGTCGACGGCCATGGTCAGGGACGCGGACGGCGTGTACTTGGTGAACTGCTGGTCCTCGGGGATGCCCGTCTTGTCGGTGGCGGCGTGGAACTTGTAGCTGCGGGCCGCGGTGGGTCCGAAGTCTTCGACGGAGGAGCAGCGGAGCTTGGCGCGGGCGGTCATGGTGCCTCCATGGATGACGATGCCCCGCGCCAGGGCGGCCGGGGCGGGGGTGAGTAGGTCGAGCTCAGCGAGCGTGGTCCGCAGGAGCTTGATCTGCTGGTGGGTCGTGGTGGTGATCGGTCGTTCCTAGTAGTCGCGGGTGGTCAGGTGATCGGTGTGGTCCAGGCCGCGTTCCAGGTGTCGCGGCCGACGACCCCGTCGACGGTCAGGCCCTTCTCGGTCTGGAACGCCTCGCACATGGTCGCGGCGGCCTGGTCGTAGCCACCGGTCGCGAGGGTCTTCCAGCCGCGGACCAGCATCCGGTGCTTCCACATCGTGACGTCGGTACCGGTCATGACCGGTACCCCGGCCTTGTAGACCAGGAACCGGCCGGGCCAGGCCGGGCCGGTGGGCATCCCTGCCCGGACCCAGGCGAGCAGCTGCTTGCCTGGGCAGTCCGTTGAGTTGCCCGACAGCTGCCCGTGCCCACGCTGCAGGAGGGTACGGCCGGCCTTCGCGCAGGCCATGTCGTACAGGTTCCTGATCGAGGCCTTGGCGGCCGCGGTGACGTCTCCGTCTCGGCCGATGAAGCAGACCCCGATCCCGGTGGTGTTGTGCTTGTGGGCCTGGGCGCCGATGACGAGCCAGCCCCGGCCCTCATACACCGTGCCGTCCTGGTCGACCAGGAAGTTGTAGCCGATGTCGGTCCACCGGTGCTCGGGGTCGTCCATGTGGAAGTCCTGGATCTTCCGGACGGTTTGGGTCGGCGGTCCCTGCGAGTAGTGGACGACGAACTCGGTGCGCTTGGCCCAGGTGGTGGTGATGCGGGATCGGGGTGCTCTGGCTCGCCATCCGGTACGGCTGATGATCTTCATCGTGGTACCTCTACGCAGTGGAAGGCCGCTTGGAGGAAGCGGAGCTGGGTCTGGATGGTGCGGCCGCGGTCGGTGGTGGGTTGCTCGGCCGGGTCGAGCAGGGCGAACAGGGCGCACCAGCGCTGGTCGGACTGGATGCGGAGTTCGGCCTGGCGGCGTTCGGTGACGTCGGCGATGTGCTGGGTGTACCTCACGTTGGCGAGCATCGATCCGATGATCGCGGTCCCGACGAGGGCGAGGATGATCAGGGCGTAGGTGCGTCTCACCGGATCACCCCGCTAAGCCATTCGAGGGCGGGGACGAGGGCATGGGCGAAGGGGATGACGGAGGCGGCGGCGAGGGCGCTCCCGGTGATGGCGATGACGAACCGCCGGTAGCGGGAGGTTGCTGTGCCATCTCCCAGTAGCCGGCGATGGCGCCCGGCGCGATCATCAGGATCGCGAAGAACCCCATGCGGCCGAGGTCTGCGTTCTTGCTCAGCTCCTCGTGGATCACTCCCCAGAACCCGGCGCCGGTCGCGAGCAGGTCTCGGACGACCGTGAGCCAGTCCTTCAGCCATGCCGGAACTGCCGGAAATCTCCACACTCAGACTCCTTTGCGTATGCGGTCAGGGGGAAGGCCCGGCCCGGTGGCCGGGGGTTGGTCAGCGGCGTTCCAGGTTGGTAAGCCGCCGGTCGGCGATGGCGGGCGGCCGGCGGTAGTCGATCTTCGGCCCGTTCAGGGTGAGTTCGATCTGCTCGCCGCCATCTGCGTCGATCGAGAACGCGATCTCATACACGCGCAGGATCGTGTCGGTCGTCAGGTGGCCGGAGTAGACGACCAGCCGCACCGGGTCACCGAGCCAGATGTGGTCCGGGCCGCGCCAGTAGCCCCTGCGCAGGATCACCGACCATGTCGGCCGCACTGTCTTGGACTGCTTGAGCCGCCAGTGCGCGCGGCCGTTGAGGGCGTCCTGGGTGGTCAGGCCCGTGTCGGCGAAGACGGCGTCGAAGCGGCCCTCGGGGGCGGTCGCCAGGTCGTCGGCCTCGCGTTCGTCGGGGATGGTGGTGTCGGCACCCGTGAAGCGGATCGCGTTGGCGTACTCGGTGGCCGTCACCTGGCGCTGGACGGACACGACCGGGCCGTCGTGCTCCAGCACCACACCGCGGGAGACGCCGCGCTCTTCGTGCCAGGTCTTGAACTGCAACGCCGACGCGCTGATCGGGATGATGTCCCAGTCGAACCCGGCCTCGACCTCCGACAGCTTGTCGATCTCCTCGCCGATCGAGTCGCCCACCAGGTAGAGGCGGTCGCGGACGACGCCCGTGGCGGTGGAGGCGTTGCTGATCCCGAGGGCGCCGCCGACCCGGGACTGCGTGTCGTTGATCATGTCCCAGGCGATGTCGACCTGTTCGACGTCGCTGTACACCAGGCGGCTGGCCAGGGTCGGGTAGGTCGTGAGCTTGGCGTCGTCCAACCAGAGCAGGTCCGTGACCGGGGCCGTGCCCGTGGTCAGGAACACGATGGCGAACTGGGTGGTGCCGGCGGGGGCGACCGCGTCCTCGTCGACCCTCGTCCGGGTCTCGGCGACCAGGGTGAGGGTGATGCTGGAGCTCGAGATGGTGCCGCCGCCACTGTTCTTCCAGTCAACACCCAGCGTGACGCTTCGAGGGGAGATACAGCGCATCGACCCCGACAGGCGGTAGGTGGTCCCCTCACTGGCCGGGGCATTGGCCGAGGTGATGCTGGTCGTGGCGGTCACCCCGTCGGGGGTGATGCGCCCGGATTTGAGGCGGTCGCTGTGCTGGCCGTCGTCCAGCTCCAGTGTTCCGCCGGCGCCGGTCCAGAACCCGAGTCCGTCTTCGAAGGAGTCGTTGGGGTTGATGCCGCGGCCGGCGTACAACCGGCGGCGGGTGAGCAGGGCCCGGTAGTCCAGGGCGGTGACGCTCATGCGGTGGCTGTCTTCGTCGATCACGTCAGAGCTGGCACCGATACGGCCGCGGAACAGGTTCCACACCACGCCGAGCTCGGAGGTCCACAGGACGTGCGCGTCGGTGATGAACTCGTCGAGCGTCAGGGCCTCGCGGTGGCGGCCATCGATCCCGAAGGCCAGCTCGGACGGGTCCTTGAGGCGTGCGGTGAACCTGCGGTCCGTGGCGGCGGTGAGCTCCTGGGCGTACCCGCCGGATGCCGGGCCGGTGAGGATCTGCCAGCGCGAGGTGGGCGCGGGCGCGGGGTATTCGATCGCCGAGCTGTCGCCCACCACCGCCGGACGGATCCGCAGGCCGGCGGTCGCCGTGGCGTGCACGGTCTTGTGGATCCCGTTGACGGCGGGTGCGATCGTCCCGGCCCCTGCGGTGGCGGTGGCGTTGACGCGGCGGCTGCCGGTCGCGGTGGCGGTGAGGGTTGTGGTGCCCGCCACGGCCGTGGCCGCCACGGTGGCGATGTTGTAGTTGTCGAACTCCGCGAAGTCGTCGGTGCCGTTGTTGCGGTGGGAGGTGAGGGCGGCTGCGAGGTCGGTGTCGCTCACCCAGGCCGGGGCGGACGCCGACCGCTGGGTGGTCCAGGTGTCGCCGTCCGGGCTCGTCTCCCACAAGAGCGTGCCGGAGGTGACGCGCAGCCGCCACCACCGGTGCGTGGTGGCGTTGTAGGCCAGGGTCGTCGCGCCGCCGTCGAAGAACCCGGACCGGGAGGAGAACGTGAGCAGGCCGGTGACCGCGTTGAGGGTGATGCCCGCGTCGGTGCCCGCGGTGGTCGTGGTGACCAGCAGTTCGGTGGTGGCCTCGACCGTGGCGCTTCCGGCCGCGGCGGCGAACACCTGGACGCAGACCTTGGATCCGTCGAGGGTGTAGGACGCGGCGGTCTGCGCCTTGTTGAACGCGGTGTCGCAGGTGACACGCATCCGGCCGCCGGTGATGGCGACGGTTCCGGCTGAGCCGGTCCAGTTCGTGGCGAGGGTGTCGGTGCTGAAGTCGTCCCTGAGCGTGTGGATCAGCGCCATGCGCTACGCCGCGATGGTGAACGGGACCGTGAGGGCGCCGATGGCCACGGACAGATCATCACCGGCGCCGACGGCGTTCGCGGTCACTGTGCCGGAGAACAGGAAGGTGCCCGCGGTGGACGCGGTCCAGGCCGAGAAGTGCGTGTAGTCCTCCGAGGTGCTGACGGCGGTCCACAACAGGGCCACGGTGTTCGCGATCGTGCCACTGCCCGCGCCGGTGCCGAAGGTGGCCTGCTGGCGCGTGGTCTCCCCGGCCGCGTTGGCGGTGCCCGCCGCGCCGGGGTCACCGACATGCCATTTGATCCACACTGCCGCGTTGGTGTAGGACACGTTGCGGCACAGCGCGTCGAGCATGCCGTTGGCTTGGCCGACGGCGATTCCAACGGTCATCGAGATCTCCTAGAGGGGGTCAGGTTCCGACGGGGATGAAGTCCAGCCACGAGCCGCCCTTGAGGACGGTGGTGCCGGTGGCGCCATCGCGGCACCAGTGGATTGCGGCAGTGCCGCCGTCGCCGGACCAGAACTTGATCTCGACCTCGATCGTCATGGCGGTCGCACCGGAGCCACCGCCGATCGACGTGCTGGCCTCGGTGTAGGCGTCGAGGGTGACGACTCCGGACGCGCCGGTGGATGCGGCCGGGAGACCCTGTGCGGCGCCTTCGATCGTGCCGCCGGTCGGCAGGACCAGGTCCCATTTGAAATCGCCCGCCGCGTCGGCGGTGTACTTCAGGACCAGGACCCCGCGGTAGGTGACCTGAGGGATGAGCGTCACGGTCAGGACGTCGTCGGCCGACAGGGATGTCGACGTGCGCCCGGTCGCGTCGCTGCTGCGGTCCTTGTAGATGCGGGCCGCGCTGGCGTCCATCCGCCAGCTGGTGCCGTCCCAGACCTCCTCGATCGGGGACCGGTCGCCACGGTGGACGCGGTCGCCGACGCGGGGGTTCGGAGGTCGCTCGTCGTCGGCGAACACGACGTGCGGGCGGGTCGGCCGCATCTCGGCGACCTGCCGCTGGTTGTTGATCGAGTCGTCGTCCACGTTCGGGTCGCCGACCGCCACGGTGACCAGCGCCAGGGTGATCGCGGTGTCGGGCAGGGCGGGGGTGCCTCCGCCGACGTCCGCCAAAACTTCCAATGTCCACTCATACGTTGACCAGCTGCCGTTGTGGGTCTTGTCCTTGACCCGTGCGATGACGCGGTGGATCAGTGAGCCGGACAGCGGCGGCGTCGGGATGGCCAGGTTGACGACGGCGGTGTTCTGGCACAGGTACTTGCCCTGCAGGGGCACGTCGTCGCCGAGGATCACGCAGAACCCGGTGGAAACGTCGCAGCTGAAGTCCGCGCCGGCCGCGCGCTGGGTCACCTCCAGCGACGACAGGCCGATCACACCCTCGCTGGTGATGAGTGCGTCGAGGGTGGCGCGATCGTCGAGCGCGGAGTAGGTGAGGCCGGCATCCCCACCAGATGCCTGCATCAGTAGAGGTCGCTTCAAGGTCACGAAGTACTCCTAGAGCCAGACGGGCCGGTAGTAGATGACGGCCTGAGACCCGGGGGATGAGTCGGTGCCGGTGAAGCGGAGGGATTGGAGGCCTCTCCGGAGCTGCCACCAGGTGTTCGCAGAGAAATCGATCATGTTCGTCCGGGATGCGGTCACCTCCGACAGGAGGTAGGCGGTCTTGTCCCGGGTCGACACCTCGATGTACTGACCAGCGGTCAGCACCAGGTCCGTGGTGAAGACGATCTCCTCACCCGTCGAGTCGTTGATCAATCGGGGGGCCGAGCACGGCCCATACAGGCGGGCGACGATGTGAGCCGGGGCGTTGCCGACGTTCACTGTTTGCAGCGAGCCACCCGACGACGTCGCCTCCAGCGTCAGCGGATAGGTGATCGGGTAGGAGAAGCCGACCGAGGACGGGATGTCGGAGCTGAGGGTGACCGTCGCCTCGTCATCGGCCTGCCACGCCCCGTCGGGAGCCCGCCACTGCGCGAGGATGTTGCGCTGCGTCGGTGCCTGCTCGGCATCCATCGGCTTGTCCCAGGTATCCGAGCGGAGCCGCAGCCGGCGGGTCTGAGCCCACTCGTCATCGTCGACGACCAGGTACGGGCGAGACTCGGGGTGCATGTAGGAGCCGAGCTCGTCCACCCACGCGGCCGGGGTCGCTGTGGCCAGCAGGCGGATCGCGCACGACGTCGCCCCGTAGTGCCGGGTCGTGTCGTCCTCGCCGTCGTCGTCCGGCCGTACATTCGACACCACGCGGATGGCCGGGCCGGGCGCGTTGATGCCGAACAGGTGCAGGCCATCGGCCGCGCGCGGGAAGAGGACCATCTCCCGGTCGCCGTCCACCAGGGACGCAGCGGTAACGGCCATCAGAACGTCGCCCCGCTAATCTTGAACGAGACCGCGTTCATGAGCATGTCCGCGTCGACGCGGTCCTTGACCGTGACGCCCCCCATGTTCACGGTCACCGCCTTGTTGTTGCTGGTGAGGACGTTGTTCTTCACCGGCGGGACGTACTGGTACTGCGGCACGGCCTTGGGCGTGGGCGGCTTCACCAGGGGTATCGGGGCCTTCGGCGTCGGACCGGGGTTGTAGGCCTCGAGCTTCACCTGCGACACGGCCACAGCCAGCTCGGTGATCTTCGCTGAGGTCTCGGCCAGCTCAGCGAGCTTGCCCTTGGCCTTGTCGACGCCGCCGGTGAGGGCCTTGATCAACTTCTCGACCAGCAGTTCCATGCTGTCGACCAGCGCCTTCTCCATGGCCTTGAGACCCTTGAGGAATGCGGCACCCATCGCCTGGCCGCTGCCAAAGAGAGCGTCCGCGCCATCGAGCCCAATGTTCTTGGCGATCTTCGTAATCTGCGTTTGAGTAGTGTTCAGGGCCGCGATGATGCTCGCCGGACCGTTCGCCAACTCAGCGGCGATGGCCGCACCGCCATCAATGCCCGCATCCAAGATCTGGCCGAGCAACGCCTTGGACAGGCCGGCCTGCGCGAGTTTCTTGAGGTTCCCGCCGAACTCCCTGATGGTCGCCAGCCGGGCCTGGAGACCGGCCACCAGCTGCCCGCCGTTGGGGGCCGCCCCGTCGTCGCCCTTGATGTTCGTGATCGCCGCATAGTTCAGGACGGACTCGGTGATCTTCTTGGCGTAGTCGGTGATCTCCTTGATCTTGTCGACTACCTCAGCCCGCTCCTTGGCCAGCGTGCGCAACTTCTTGTTCGTCGTGGTCAGGTAGTCGACGAGGCCGTCGCGCTGCCCGGCATTGATCGCCCCGGCCTTGAACGCGTCGGCGATCTTGGTACGGATCTGCTTGATGACGTCCGAGATCTCATCGGCGCCTTTGGTGAGGGCCTGGCGGAGTTTCTTGCCCAGGTCGCCGATCGGGACGAGTGAGATCGTGCCCTCGCCGAACGCGCGGGTGATGGTCTGGGTGACTTCGCCGAGCTTGCCTTTGAGTTTGACGATCTGGCTGTCGATCCCCTCGATCAGGCCGCCCATGATGGTGACGCCTGCGGGGCGTAGTAGCTTGGCGTCCTTCTCCGGCGGGCCCTTCCAGTCGGGGATCATTGAGGTGATCGCGCCCAGCGCGCCGCTGATGCTCGGCACCATCGACTTGATGCCGGAGACCAGGCCGCCGATGATCGATTTCCCGATCGCGACCATGCGGGGCACGACCGCCGAGAGGATCGCGGTCATTCCCTTGATCCAGTTCGTCGCGGCCCAGACCAGTTCGGGCGCGACGATGTTGAGACCGGCGAGTACTCCCTTGAGGACCGCGCTGCCGGCGGCTTTCATCGTGGGCACGAGCGATACGATCTTGCGCCCCATGGCGCTCAGCGCCTTGAACACCGCGTCCGCGGCATCGGCGGCACCGTCGCCCATCGTGGCCGCCAGGTCATTGACGATCGCCCCGAGTTTCAGCGCCCACTGGGTGACCGCCGGGACGGTCTTGGCGGACAGCGACTGCATGCTCTCGACGACTGAATCCGTCGCCGAACCGACCGCCGCCGCATACCCCTGGAGGGCGGCAGCGGCGTCGCCGTTGAGCAGTGACGTGATGCCCTCGATCGCCGGGATCACCACGTTGTTGATCGCGAAGACCAGGACGTCGGTGAAGACTTTCGCGAGTTCGATCAGCCCGGCGTTGATCGGGCCGATCGCCGGCTGCAGCGCCAGGAACACGCGCGAGGCGAGATCCCACAGCGCCTCGGCCAGGGGTTTGACCGCCGCCCACAAATCGGCCAGCGCCTGTCGCAGTCCTGCGAGCGGGCCGCTGGCGTCGGTCACCGCGCTCGCCACCGCGGGGAACACGCGCTCGTAGAGAGAGGTGAACCAGGTGATGGCTGTGGTCACCGCGCCGACCACCGTGGCGATGACCGGGACGAGGTAGGTCGTCAGGGCTTGGGCGACGATGGCGATCACCGGGGTCAGGGCGGTGAGGACCGTGGTGACCAGCTGCAGGACCGGGACCAGGACCGGCAGCAGTGCGGCGATGACCTGCCCGATCACGGGCAGCAGCGGGGCGAGCGCGATGACGAGCTGGCCGACCGCCTGGGCGGCCGCGACGAGGACGGGGCCGAGGGCGGCGATGACCGGCTGCAGCGCCTGGCCGAGTGCCTGGATCAGGGCGTTCGCGGCGGGGGCGAGCGCGGTGAAGACCGGGGCGATCTGTTCCAGTGCCTGGACCAGGAGCGGGGCCGCCGTCGTCGCGAGGTTCGACATCACCTCGAAGATCGCCCGGAGCCCGGCCTGGACGGCGGGGCCGCCGGTCACCCGGGCGAGCGCGTCCGTGATCGTCTTCAAGGTGGCGACGAACCCGCCGCCGCTGGCCTGAGCCGCACCGAAGATGTTGCCGACGATCTTGGCGACGTTCACGGCGACCGCGCCGAGCTGCTTCAACAGGCCGACCGCGACGTCGATGGCGTCACCGATCGCACCGGATTTGAACGCGCCGCTGAACGCCTGAGACGCCCGGGTGGCCACGTTGCCGATGGCCTTGGTCATCCGCTGGAACGTCGGGGCGGCCGCGGCGGCGAGCTGCACGAACGCGGTCAGGACCTGGCCCGGGATCTTGGTGAGGTTCTTCAGCCCGCCGGTCGCGCCGTCGATCGCGGCGCCGAGCACACCGTTCTTGGCCAGGGACCGTGCCGCGCCCATCGCGTTGAACGCCATGCCGTTCAACGCCCCGGCCGCCTCCACCAGGCCGCGCCGCAGGTCCGGCAGGACGGCGGCGGCCGTGGTCTTGAGGGACGCGCCGAGGTTGTCGAACAGCCGGTCCTGAACGGCCGCCTTGATCCCGGCGAGAGCGGGCTGGAGCGCGCGGATCTCCTGGACGAACGCCCTGGCGTTCGGGCTCAGCTTCTTGAGGGCCTCGGCGTAGGCTGCGGGGTTGGACGGGTCGAGGGCCGCCGTGGCCGCCTCACCGACACCCTGCATCCCGATCTTGAACGCGCCCATGGCCAGAGCGGCGGCGCCGATACCCGTGGCCGCCACCGCCGCGGCGGGGGCGACCTGGACGAGCGCGGCGGCCAGGCCCGCGGCGACCGGAACGGCCGCGCCCACCCCGGCCGCCACGGACGCGATGGACGCCGCCGCCTGCCCCGCGGCGGGGGCCAGGCGGCCGAGCATCGAGGTCAGCCGGCCGCCGCTGTCGCCCGCCGCGGCGTTGCGGTCGTTGAGCCGGTCGACCGAGTCCGCAGTACGGTCGGCCTGCCGAGAGACAGACCGGAACGCGCCGGAGGCGTTGTCGGCACCCAGCAGGTTGAGCAGGACGGTACGAGCCATGGCTCACCCCCCGGGCCGTCGGTGTTCAGTTGTCGTCGGGGAACTTCGGCCGCGGATACGTGGGCGGCTTGCGTCTACCGGCGTGGGTGCCGGCGTAGAGGTCCCAGATGTCGGCGAGGATCGCCACCTCGGGTGTCCAGTCCGCGCCGTCGCCGTACAGGGACCGGTAGGTGGCCGAGTCGCGCGGGAGGTTGTCCAGGAAAATCTTCAGTTCCCGCCAGGTCATCTGGCCGGTGAACAACTCGCCGAGGCGGCGGCCCGGCCAGTACCGGGGGATGTCGAACTCCAGGGCCCCGGCGTGATCGGTCAGGAACCGCCGGAGCCCCCGGATTCCCCCAGCTTGACGCCACAGTGCTTGGCGTAGTCCTCATAGATCCGCGTCAGGATCCCCAGCGGAAGCGGCAGCTGCTTGAACTCCTCCCACTGCTCCTCGCCCAGGGCGAGCTGGATCGTCCACAGCAGCTGCTCGTTCTGGGTCATGCCTTCGCGCTCTTCCGACAGCTCCCAGGTGTCCAGGAGCTCCCGGTGGATGAACGACCACTCCCGGCCCTGCCAGACCGCCAGGTACGGTTCCAGGGTCTGCTCGGCGGACAGGGCGTCCAGGTCGGTGCGGATCGGTTCGGGCTTCGAAGGGTGGCCGGCGGGGCGGCCAACAATGCGAGTCTTGCGCGGGGGCATGGCTAACCTCTCTCGATCTCGTCTGCGATGGAATCAAGGACCTGCTCAGCCGCGCGTTCCGCGCGCGGAATGAGCGGTGTGACGGTCCGGTAGAAGTAGGGGTGCGGGGTCTGGGTGAACCACGGCTCGGACCCGAAGGTCGGGTGCCGCCAGCGGCCCTCGCCCTCCATGTAGCCGGGCAGGGAACCTTGCCCGGGCGGCATGCGGCGGGGGTTGACCCACAGCTTCACGCCCGCGCTGCCGCCCGTGGTGCGGACGGCGACCTGGGTGGCGCTGGCCATTCTGCGGCGCAGTCCCGGGCGGCCGCGGGCGGCGCTCTGGCCCTTGGAGGGGATGGCCAGGATCGCCGCCCGGACCGGCGGGACCATCTCCCGGGCCACGAACCGCAGTTCGCGGCGGAGCCGGGCGTTGATCTCCTTGCGGTCGGCGTGGCCGCGCAGATCCCGGGCCAGCGCCCGCAACTGGTCGCCGCCCGTGACCGACAGATACCGGCCCGGCACGGGGTGCCTAGGCCGCGGGGATGACGATGTCGACGGCGGGCTCTTGGGTGATGCTGTACATGATGTCGATGATCGCCGCGGTCTCGCCGTCGACGGACCGCTCCTTGCTGTGCGCCGCGACCGTGACGGGGAAGATGTCCATGAGGTACCCGGCGACGTCGCCGCCGTCCATCCACACGATGTTGCCGTCGCCTTCGCGGGGCATCAGGGTGCGGGCGTCGACCCCGTCGATGCTGGCGTACATCGTGAGCTGGCTGTCGTCGGCGGTCAGCCGGCCGGGGATCGATCCGGTGAACCGGCTGCGCATGTTCGGGATCGGGACCTGCTGGGAGACGATGTTCCAGCCTTCGCTGGCGCTGTTCTCCCGGGCCAGGTCCGTGCCGGCGTTCAGCTCGGCGCGCGTCGGGGCGTTGATGTCGGCGATGGTCGGCACCCACAGCACGCAGGTCGTGCCCGCGTTGATGTAGTGCGAGCTGACGACGATGTCCGTGGCGGTCATGCGACATCTCCTTCTTTCTTGTCCCCACGCCGCGAGCGCTGCGTCGGTGCCGGTGGTGGTGTCTCGGTGTTGCCGGGCTCCTCGCCGGGCTCCTGCACCGCGGCCGGGACCTGGTCGTCGACGCGGACCCACCCGGATTCGACGTAGTGGGCGGCCTGCCCCTCGGTCGCTTGGATCTCGCGGTCGCCGAGTTCGGGGTGCCGCATTCTGATCTTGTCCATCACGACCCCAGCAGGATGATGTCGTAGGTGACCGGCGTGGTCCCGCCGCCGTTGGTCACCGTGAGCAGGTCACCGGTCCCGGCGGTCACCGCGTAGGCGGTGACGTCCGGGGCGATGAGCAGCATCAGCCCGCCCGGCCGGACCTTCACCACGTCGGTCGCGTCCCCGACCCAGGTGATCCACCCGTTGGAGGACGCGCCGCCGACGTTCACCGTGTTGGTGTTCGCGGCCGCGGGCGCGATCAGCATGCCGCGGATCTTGCTGAACACCGTGGCGCCCAGGAGCGGGTTGGTGAGCGACCCGGCCAGGTCCAGGTCCTCGGTGGCCGAGGCGTTCAGGGTCCGCTGATCCTGGAAGATCTTGCTTGCCTGGCTGGCGCCGGACCCGTCGGTGAAGATGTAGGACTTCGGGTATTTCAGCGGGGACGAGGTGCCGCCGAGGTCGGCGGCGGCCGTCAGCAGCGCCGACACGTCCAGGAGGATCTTGCTTCTCAAAGTCATGGTGTTCCCTTCAAGGTCAGGTGGTGCGGACGATCAGTCGCAGGACGGCGCCGAAGTCCCGCTCTTCCGGGGCGGAGGAGAGTGAGATCCCGTAGGACTCCATGCGGTCCACCCAGGCCGAGGTCCGGTTCATGTCGTCCAGGCCGAGGTCCTTGCGTTCACGGATCCGCTGCCGGATCGACCGCGGGCCCGAGCCCGCCAGGTACTCATCGAGAGCCAGCTGCGCGACCCCGAGGTCGGCACCGGACACCAGGATCACCAGGTCCCATTCGAAGACGTCCTGGCCGCCCTTGAGCGCCTGGCGGGTGGTGAACGACGCGGTGACCGGCTGGATGATCAGCGCCGGGTAGTTCGGGTTGGTCCCCGGCGTCGTCGTGAGAACCGTCAGGTCGTCGCTGGGATCGTTGAGCGTGTCGTAGATCGCTTGGCGTTGTTCGGAGATCGAGGCCATCACACGTCCGGTTTGCTGATGCGGGTGTAGGGGTCGAGCAGCGCGGCGACGTCGCTGTCCCGGCGGATCCGCACGACACCGAAGTCACCGAACCCCGCCACTCCCTGCGGGCTGTTGCGGCGGCTGAACAGCGCGACCGCGCGCAGGATCGCCGCGGTGTTCACGTCGGCGGGGACCTCCGACCACCCGAACTTCGCGGTGACCTGCAACGTGGCCCGCACGCCGGCGATCGGGAAGTTCTTGGTGCCGATCGCCGCAAGCCGCCACCAGGCGGCCGGCTCGTCGGTCTCCTGGGCGTCCAGCGGCTCGAGCTGGAAGTCCTGGCCGAGCGTCCAGGTGGTGGCCCAGGACCCGGTTCCGTCATCGGTCTTGACCACCAGTCCGGTGGTGGTGCTGATGTCGTGGACCAGGACGTAGGCGGGGTCCTGGGGCCGGTAGGTGCGGACCGTGGCCGTGGCGTCCTGCCAGAACCGGCGGCCGCAGTAGGCGTTGACCGCGCGGCTGGTGGCGTTGATGGCCCGCTCGAGCATGCCGTCCGCGACTTTCACGTCCTTGTCCGACAGCTGGTCGCGGACTTCCGCCAGGTCGCAGTAGGGGTGCAGGAGCGTCATGGGCTACCCGAACACGATCGACGCGGACGGGGCCGTGCCCGCGAGGGTGGCGTGCACCCCGGCGGAGAACAGCGCGTCGTGGAGGTCGGGGACCGCCGCGGTGGTGCTGGCCGCGGCCTTCACCACCAGGAAGACCGTGCCGCCGGACCCGCCCGCCCGCAGGGTCAGGGTGGCGGCGTCCGACCCGGCCGTGAGCGACACCGCCCGCAGCCGGGTCGAGAAGGTCGTGACGTCGCCGGTCGCCGACACCTCGAGGATCCGGCTCACCGGTTCGGCCCGCCCTTGGCCTGCCGGTTCGCCGCGGCGGCGGTCTTGGCCCGGGCGGGCTTGGCCTGTGTGACCTCTACCAGCGCGCCGGGTGAGTCCTGGTTCACCCACTGGGCGACCTCGGCCTCGAGCTCGACCTCCTCGTCGGCGACCCAGGGGCCCAGGTGCTCGCCGTCCCGGTCGGCCCGGTAGGTGTGCTGCACGGTGTAGCGGGGCATTAGACCCCCTCCAGGTACAGCAGGACCCACACGGTGACCGCGAGGTCGGCGGTGGTGCCGTCCCAGGTGCCGTCGGTGGTGATCTCCGCGCCGATCAGGTCGCCGGCGGCGAACGGGACCGTGCCGCGGATGACGGTGCCGCGCGGGCTCTGCCCGGTGGTGACGGTCTGGGTGAGGGCGGTCTTCTCGGTGCCGGCCACGGTCGGGCCGATGAGCAGGCTGCCGGCGGTCGCCGCGGCCGACAGCCGCCCGGAGATCGCGATGATCTCGCCCGCGAACGGCATGACGTACCCGTCGATGGCGTTGCCGGCGGCTGAGGCGACCTCGGCGAGCAGCAGCTGCACGTCGGTCTGTGACGCCGCGAGGTTGTCCTGCATGAAGGTCAGCGGGACGAGCTGGCCCTTGGAGATGGTCCGGTCGATCTGCATACGGTGCTCCCTCAAGCCACAGGCCCAGACCGGGGTGCCGGTCTGGGCCTGCTCGGGTTGGTTGGGTCAGAGGCTGATGTTGTAGAGGACGTCGGCCCACTCGATGCCGGACGCGGCGCCGGTCGGGGTGAACCGGCCGAACCCCATCCGCAGGGAGTACACGATGCGGGTCTGGTCGGTGGCGGGCAGCCGCTCGGTCTCGACCTGCACCGTCCGCCGGTTCCCGGCCACGCAGCCGCCGCGGTTGAACGAGGCGACCTGGCCCTTGACGTTGTTGGAGGGGGTGTCGAAGGACACCTTGCCGTCGGCCTCGGTCTTGGGCACGTCGATGCTGGAGATCAGCGGGTTGCCCAGGACCCGGGCCTGCTGACCGGTCAGGACCGTGGCGCCGGGCCCGAACTTGTCGACGGTGAGGACCTCGTCGAACATCGAGACCATGTCGCAGGTCTCGGGGTCGGCGACGTGGACCAGGTCCATCGGGTCGTTGGGGTGGCCCCAGTCGTGCTTGTAGGTGCTGCTCAGCATCCGGCCGCGCTGCAGCCGGAACTCGTTCAGGGTCAGCGCCCCGGCGACGTCCTTCTTGTTGGCGGTGTTGTCGACCAGGCCGGCGTGCCGGATCCCGTCGAAGGCCAGCCAGTGCTCGGTACCGCCCGGGTCCTCATCGTCCTGGTTGATGTTGCCGGTCGCGGCGTCGGTGGTGTCACCGTTGAGGACCAGGGAGTCCATGTGGTGGCCCAGCGACCGGGCCGCTTGGGCCCGCAGGAACGGGATGAACGGGATGATGGAGTCCTCCTCCATCTCCCCCGACCACATCTGGTGCATCACGAACTTCTTCGCATCCACCTGGACCCGGTTGGACCCGGTCTTGGTCGTGGCGTAGTCCGAGCTGTTGTTGGCCGTGGACTCCCCGACGAACAGCAGCGACGGCAGACCCGCCTCCACCGGCAGGTAGGCGGTCGGGTCCGTCATCGTGAAGCTGTTGATCAGGTTGAACACGCGGGCCTGGGACTGCGCGCCGGTCCACAGCTCACCGACGTACTGGGCGCCGATCAGCTGGGACCCGAACCCCGACTCGGCGGTGTCCATCGCCCGGACCGCACGGTCGTAGTCCCGCCGGGTGGCGAACCGCCCGTCGCGCCACATCTCATCCAGGCGCCGGTACCCGTCCCCGCGCACCAGCGCGGTCTCCTGGTAGCGGCCCTCGGAGATGGCCTTGAACGTGCGCTGCAGCTCCTCGGTCGGGCCGCGCTTGGACCGGCCCGACTCCACGCCGGCGCGCAGCAGGTCGTGGCAGAACTCCACGTCCGCGACGGTCCAGCCCAGGCGGGCGTACTTCGTGCCGACCAGGTCACCGCCGCCGCCCTGACCGAACCGGATCTTGCGAACGAAGTCGCTGTCCTCGGTCAGCAGCTCCTTCAACGAGGTGTCGATCATGGTCCGGATGCGCTCGTCCGACGTCTTGTCGGACAGCTCCTTGGCGACCCCGTCCATGCGCTCGCGAATGTCCTTCGCGAGATCGTCCAGCGTAATTCCGCTCACGTGTTCCTCAGATCTCGAAGGCCGCGAGCAACAGCACGCGGGTGTCCTCACCGACGCCCAGGACGGGCGACGGCTGTTCAATGACGGGGCCCTTGGTTTCGGGCTCCCGAGGTGGGGTCAGGGACAGGGCGGCTGCCACTCGCTCGAGCCCGAACTCCTCCACCAGGGCGCGCAGCCACGCCCGGCCGCCGCCCTCGCCGGGGCCGGCCCGGCCGGACTGCACGACGGCCAGGGCGTCCATCGGGACGGGCACCGCCGACACCTCGGTCAGCTCCCATTCCTCTGCGACCCCGCCCGACCAGTACGAGCCGTTGCCGCCCTCCCACCGAACGACGTCGAACCCGACCGACACGGCGTTCAGGAACCCGTCCCGGTACTTCCGCTCGACCTTCTGGGCGAAGTCGTCGGCGGGGTCGAACTCCACATCGATCAGCAGCCGGGTGCCGTCGACGTCGGTGAGGACCGACCTGCCGATCGGCAGGTCGTCCCGGGAGAAGTACCGGTGCCCGTAGCCGAGCACGGGGTTGGACCGGTACCGGTCCAGGCGGGCGCCGGTCATGCGGAGGTCGATGTTGTCGGCCTTGCGGCCCTCGGTGGCGGCGACGAACCGGATCGGTGCGCCGTCCTTCATGGCGTCGCGGTCCACGTAGGCGCGCGAGTAGTGCTGCATCAGGCCCTCCCGTGGCCGTTGAGCGCGGACAGGATCAGCTGCCGCGCGGTGTCGTCGACCGTCTCGCCAGTGGTCAGGTCCGGGGCCGGCGCCGGGGCGGGGCCAGGCGCAGGGTCAGGGGCGGGCGGAAGCTTCGTCGGGGCGGTGTCGCCCTGGGGCTGCGACTGGTCGTCGGTGACGGCGGACTTGTTGACCGGCCCCCACCACACATCGCCCCACGGGACCGACGGCATCCCGCGGGCCTGCCGCCATTCGTTGATGGTGAGCGCCCCGACCTCGAGCTGCCCGCGCTCGCGGTCCCAGATCTCGGTGGCGGCCTCCTGCAAAGCGGGGACCTTGGTGTAGTCCCAGGCGATGTGGTCGACCTGCTCGCCCGACCCGAACATCGGGAGCAGCTGCTCCTCGATGTCGGCGGCCTTGAAGTCCGCGTCCGGCACCAGAGCGTGCGCCCACAGGATCTGCTGGTACTCCCGGGCGTTGGACAGGGTGGCGTGTTCCATGTCGTTCAGCAGCGGGACGGGGATGCCGTAGGCGTTGGCGACCTGCCGCAACGACATGTTCAGCCCGGCCAGGAACTCCGCGTCCTTCGGGCTGACACCCATGGTCTTCATCTGCGCCTCATACCGCAGGACCGCCCACCGGTGGGCTTTGTCGACGCCCTTCCACCGCCGGTCCAGGAGGTGCTCGAGCTCCTCGGCCTGGTCCTTTGAGAAGGTGACCTTGTCGGTCGACGGGACGATCAGGCCACCCATCTGCAGGCCGTCCCGGAACAGGTTCCGGTTGCTCTTCATCATCGCGCTGCCAGTGTCCGCGGCCAGGCGGGCGGCGGCCAGCGGCGACAGCGGGGCGAACTCATCGATCGGGTTCGGGTACCGGAACCACACGACCTCATCGGGGGCGAACCGGATCATCTGCCCGCCGGCGGCCGGCTCGTACAGGAACCCGGCCAGGTAGTCGTTCTCGTCCGCGACCGGCCGCATCCTCGAGGCCTTGCACCACCAGATCTCCGACGGCCTCCCCGCCCGCTTCTCGATCGCCCAGAACGACTCGCCCCAGGTCCCCATCGACATCTCGTCCATCCGAAGCAACCGGGGCAGCGTCCAGAACGGATTGACGTGCCGGAGCAGCTCGACCGCAGGCCCCGCCTTGATCGCGGTCTTCTCCGAGTCACGGCCGTGGAAGGTCTGCAACTGCAGCCCTGCCATCAGCCGGGCCCGCAGGTTGACCGCCGAATAGATCTCGTTGCTCGTCGCAAGGTAGTCGCCGTATTCCTCCGGCGAGAACTCCGTGACGTGCCCGAAGGAGGCCTCATGAGACAGCAGCGACCCGGGCCCGACCGGCCAGGCCCTGCTCGAGCCGCGCTCCCGCGCGGACTTCACCTTCTCGACCAGGCCCATCAGCCCAGGTCCTCACCGCGGGCGGTACGCCACCCGACCACCGTGGCGGTCCAGGCGAACGAGCACACCAGCCACACCGCGCCGAAGACCTTCGACACCGTCCAGCCGAGGATGAACGGCACCACCATGAGCAGGGTCAGGACGACCTTGGCCGGGTCGAGCTGGCGGGCCTCAGCCCTGACCTGCTCGGTGACGAGGCCCGCGCGGGCGAACACTGTGCTCATGCCATCAACGACCCTTCGATTTCTTCGGTGTGGGAGAGGTTCAGGGTCGTGCGGCCCCACGCTGCGAGGCTCGCGGCGAACAGTGGGGACACATCCACGGACGTGCTCTTGCGGGCCCAGGCCCAGCCGCCGTCACCGACCGGGCGTTTCACCGCACCGGCCAGCGCCGCGGCCAGGAGCGGGTCGCCCAGGTGGGTGATCTCCCCGGAGTCACAGCACCCGTCGTAGAAGCCCTGGGTGGCGTGCCCGATCTGGCGGGCAAGCGGTTCCACGACCTCGAGGCCGAGGGCGGTCAGCGAGGCGACCAGCGACCCGGCGGGCCCGGTCGAGTCGATGACCCAGGTCGTGATGCCTGACCGGTCCCGCATGTCCTTGGCGCGTTCGGCAACCCACGCGGTGCCGGGCCGGTGGTCGACGATCTCGACCTGCAGGCGGTCCGTGCTGGTCCGGCCGGCGATGGCGATGGAGGTGAAGGACCGCTCGGGGGTGGTGTCGAGGGCGGCCACGACCGGCCCGGTGATGGTGCTGGTTCCCTCGAGGGCCAGCCAGGTCTCGTGCGGGATGACGAGCCACTGGTCGGGGGCGGCGTCCGGCCACTGGTTGAGGTAGGCCCGCCGGAACTCCGACAGCTTCATGGAGTCGTAGTCGGCCTGGACGGCGGCCTGGGTGACGGTGTGGCCCAGCGCCGGCATGCACGCCCACCACGTCGCGGGGTCGGCCGGGTCCGCGTCGTCGGGCGCCGACCACTCGATGTAGGCGACACCCCGGGTGAGCCCGGCCTCGCAACCGGCCCGGCCGGCGTCGACCTTGCCGCGCAGGAACACGCTCTTGAGGGTGCCGGCGGTGGAGATGATGCCCAGCTGCGGCTGCGGCCGGGTGATCATCGCGGGTTTGAAGGCCTGCTCCAGCCGGGAGTCCTCCTGCGCGAACGCCTCATCGATGACGCCCTCGTCCAGGGTCTCGCCGTGGCCGGCCTTCTCGGTGTTGGAGGTGATGCCGTGGATGGATCCGTTCTTCCACCGGATGGCCTCCTGGCCGAGCTGGCGGCGGACCCGGAACATCTGCCGGTATTTGGAGGCCTCCAGCTGGGTGACGTGCTCGTCCTCCCACTTCTTACGCGCGGCCCCCCGGGTCTGCGCGGTGTAGAGGATGTTCTGGCGGCCGCCGAACGCCAAAGCCCGGTGGATCATCTTGGCCAGGATCAGGGTGGTCTTTCCGGACTGGCGGGGGACGGTCACGACGTACTCGCGGTACACCAGCAGCCCGGTGGCGGGGTCGACCTCCAGGATCACGTCCGCGACGTACTGCTGCCAGGGCATCAGCGGGGTGCCCAGGCGGGCCGCGACCGTCCCGACGGCCGGGCCGAGGGTGGGCCTGTCAGGGCGGCGGGGTGTTCCCCAGCGGGGTGGACAGCTCAGCGATGAGGACTGCGGTGCCGTCATCGTCACCCGAGGCCTCCCGCAGGTCCTTCAACGTCGCCCTCAGCTCCCGGGCCACGGCGGCCGTGGCCATCCCCGCGTCCCCATCCAGGGTGCGGGCCAGGTTGAACGCGGTCTCCGACAGCGACCGGCACAGCGGGCCCACCAGATCCAGCACGTCGACGTCACCGCGGACCGCGCGCTCGACCGGCCCCTGGCACTCAGCCTCCGGATCGTCGTCGCTGCCGGGCATGGCGACCTCCTCCGCTAAATCGGGGAAAGACGAGTACGCGATTCAGCGGACATCACACACCGTGACATGACAGAGAGTGACTGGATGGGTGTCGGCTAAATGGGTCGAACGGCGATGGGCCTCATTAGTTAGGTCACTCTGTGTGACCCCGGGGCTCCCCCCGGGGCCCGCCACACAAAAAGGGAGACAGATCGGAAGAGCG